ATGACGACCGAACGACCGGCCAAAAACCACCCTAAGGAGACTCCTTATAGGGGGTGGGGTGCTCAATTTTAGCCAATTTGAGCGGTTTTGTGTGCCTAATCCAGTCCCATCCCCTGTCATCGGCAACAAACTGCGGCTTGCCAACCACCACATCGAAGAAACCGTCGGCAAAATGTTCCGCGTTGAACTTGCGCGTGTACTCCGTCCCCCGTGCGCTCCAAATAATCAGTTGATACCCTTGCTCCTTGGCAGCTTTGAGGGTGGCAACCAACGCAGTGTTAAGCCCGAGCCTCGGATGCCAGAGCGTGCCGTCAATGTCGACAGCGATTATCCTGTCCATCAAGCCCCCTCAATGGCGCTCTTCGCAGCCTTAACAGCCTCGCCAATAGCCTGGCGACTGACTCCCAGTACGTGCGCGTTGTCCGCAGCACTGTCGTACCCAGTCAGGTGGCCAAGCCCATAAGCCCAGGCCAACCCAGCCAGGCGCACCGAGATCTTGCCGTCGTTGTGCCCGCCCAATAGGTGCGACAAAATCCGCACGATTGCGACTCCCCCGGAAGTCTCCACCAACTGCCTGCACCGGCCAGCGTGCCAGTCCCAGACCGCGTCAACCTGGTCGTCGGTTAAGCCAAGGTCGAGAAGTTCGTCTGTGGTTTGGTCGTCGCGGTCAAACATGAAGATGTGCCCGTCTCTCCGGGCTGTCACGCCTGACTGTTCGTGGCGTCCTCCATTGGTGCCACTCTTTTACGACGCGCACCAAAGCGTCAAAACGTGCCGTCTCTCCGGCAGGTCACACCACTTTTAGGCCAACTGGTCAGCCTCGCAGGTGTCGCGGAAGTAATGGCTCGCCGGGTTGAGCCATCAGGCTTGGCAAGCTCTATCTCGGTTACTCATGCACACTAGGCTGCACTTCGTCAAGATCCTCCTGCGTCCAGCCCTCCCGGCGCATTTGGGTTTCCAGTGCTTCAACCCGGCGCAGTGCGGCTCGAAGTTTACGTTGAGCATCGGCCAGTTGTGCGGTCAGTGTGTCCAGTGCGACAACTCGTTCAAAGCGTTCCGACGGCTTGATGCTCATCTCAACCTTGCCTCCAGTTCCCCCAGTTCGCAGCCCAGTTCAGCCGCAATCTCCATGCGGGCCTCGATTTCCGATTCGGCCTGAACCAGCCAAACTCGAAACGGTCGCCAGTCGTGCGTTACTTTGTACGTCAGTTTTGTTATTTCCGCTGTGGTCATATTGGTTTGCTGCAAAAACGATTTCTAGACGGCATTCTGTGCGTCGTGGAGGCAGTTGCGAATCTTTGCGCAAACCTTGCCGCAGTGCTCTTGAAATGCCTGCCAACGGTCGTGCTGGATCATGGATGCAGTTGCGTCAGTGTCACTGGCGGCAGCGTAATGCCGAGGAAATGCCTGTATCAGGCTGTCCGCTTGCCGCAATAGTTCGCGGAGTGTGGCAATGCGCACTGGGGTCACCGTGTCGCACTCGAGGCACGGGCGCAGTGCAAGCTCCATGTTTTGCGCGCGCAGGCTGGTCACCTGGCTGCGGAGTCGGGCCAGTTCGGAGTTGGTGTCTGTCGTCATGGTTTGGGTATCGGTTGGTTGCTGCAAAAATTTTAAAGGTCTTTTGTCATTTCGTGGATGCGACGCGCCTGTTCAATTTCTTCCGGGGTCAGGTCGCGCAAATGGTGGCTTTCGTTTTTTGAGGGACCGCCGCTGCGCCCCAAGCGCGAGCGGGCGGAGCCCTCCCCATCTTCTTTCTCTGTTTCTCCCGCTGCCGCTTGAGGCGGCGCGGAGAAACTGTTCTCTTTCTCTATTAAGCGACCCTGTGAGGGTTTCACGTCGTGACCCTGTGAGGGTTTCACGTGCTCACCCTGTGAGGGTGTGCCATGACCCTGTGAGGGTTGGCAAATTGAGAGCAAACAAAATGAGTTTCGGGTTGCTCTTCGGCTTCCATTTGAGCCCGAAAAGATGCGAACCAGTCCGACTTTTGCAAGCACCGGCAAGCACCTCGCAACGGTGTTTTTTGACGCTCCTATGTGGTTTGCTAGTTGTTCGTATGAGGCTGCAAAGCGGCGTTTCTGGTCGGTTCCTGCTGCACTCTGGAAATGCGTTAGTGCGTGATAAACGGCGTAGTGATTGGGTCCGTATTGCCCTGCAATTTTGGCAGCTTCGCGGGTCTGCCAAGAAAACGGGCCTTCATCTCTTGGGTTCTCAGAGCGTGGTTTCATTTTCGCTTTTTAGGTTCTTCTGGCGGCTCTGGCCGGCTGCACTGAATCCAGACAGTGCCGGTTACTTTTGGATCTTTTGGGTGCCGGATGTATATTTTAGCCGTGGCTTTCTTTGTGTCGTGATCGGCCATTCCAGCTCGATTGCGGCGCTTGGTCGCAGTCAATGAGCAGCAAGGCGGATGGTCTTCTGGTGCCGGGACACGCTGCAATGTCACCACCTCGCGAGCCCAGTTGGTAAGCGCGCTCGACCCAAAGCCGGAATAAGCAAGGTCACTATCGGTTGCGACATGTCCTTCTCGCGGCTTGGGAAGATGATGAATGAGGCACATAACGCAGCCGGACTTGGCGCTGATGCGGTTGAGTGCGTTACAGAATGCTGTGACGACGCCTTGGTCACTGAGGTCGTCGCCGATGTAGCACATCAGCGGATCAATCCAAACGAGATCAGGTTGGTGCTTAACAACCAAAGCCTCAAGGACTCGCAAAAACTCTACCCCTGCATGCACGTTGTCCCTATAAAAAATGATCCGTTGTGAAAGGTCGGCTAATTCATCTGGTGTGATTTCATTGTTACTGCCTTTTGCGTATTTGCTAATCACGCCCTGCAATACGTCCGCTTGATCGCCGATGTCATTTTCAGCCTGAATGATGAGTGATTTAAGAGGTCGCGCGGCACGAATGGAAAATGTGCACGCTTGAGAGAATAAATGGTCAGGATCAAGTGCCCATCCAATGGCCAATTGCATGGTCAGCGAGCTTTTGCCGATCCCGCTCTGAGCGTTAAGCAGCAAACTTCCGCCTTTGCAGAGCCAACGGTCGCCGATGACCGTGTTCGGGTCATGCCGCGTGTCGTACGTCAGTAAATCATCAAAATCCGTCTGAACAATGTCGCCCAGTCCCTGCGCTGCACTGGCAACCGCCACGGCCTCGCCCAGCTCCGTCACAACGTCGCCAACTGCGCCGCCCTGGTTGATCGCCTCCAGCGCCTTTGCAAGACTCGCTTGCAGTGCCCGCTTGCTTGCAGTCTCGCGGATCAGTTGGCACCAGTTCGCGAGCGGTGCGAACGTTTCCGGCCCGATCAGGCCAGACATCAGACTGTGCGACACTCCACGCTCGGCTAGTCGCCGGAAAACGGTGATGGCGTCCAGAGTGGTCCCCGAGTCAGAAAGTGCCAAAATGCCACCAAACACTGCGCCGAGTTCTGCGCTGCCGAAATCAACCGCCCGCAGCCCAGTGGACCGTACAACATCGAGTGCTCTGGTCGGGTCGTACAAAAGGCACCCAGCAACCGCCCGCTCGGCCTGTTCAGCCTGCGGCAAAGTGAGGTGCTGCACGTTACAGCGCCTCTGCAAAAGCCCGCATCGCCCGTTGCTCTGGCGTCAATGGGTCAGCCTCCAGTGTGGCCTCAAAAATAGCCGCAGCCTTGGCAAGCAGCATGGTTTCCAACCTGCTGGGGTCAAGCGACGGTTGGCCAGTGCGCCTAAAAACCCGTTCCACCGCTTCCAGTTCGCCCGCAATCCGATCCGCTTCAGTCGTGTTTCGTTTGTTCATCGTAGTCGTTTTTGAGTTGTCCGCGTTGGTTGGATGCGCGGCCCCCAAGATGCGGACTAAAACGGGATCTCGTCGGGCAACAGGTCGTCTGAACCTGCGCTCAACGGAAGCCAACGTTTGATCTCAAGGTACGGCTTGCCGGTCTTGTCATTGATCCGTTCACCGGGTCCGAGTTCGACCTTTGCGATCTTGTCAACGCAGTCCTCGGTTTCGATAACAAGCGTTTTGCCCTCGATAACCTTTTTCCCGATGGCGACGGCAAATTCGGCCACGTTGCGGGAGTTTTTCGCAGTGAACACAACCCACGATTTAAACGTGAGCGGCCCCACTTTCACGCCCAGTTGCAACATCTCGTTGCCTGCTTTGGAAACGGCGTCAATGGCGGTTTCGATGCGTGCGAGGTGGATTCCGGCTTCGATTTGGTTGGGTTGGTCGGTGGATTCGATTTTTAGGGATGGCATAGTAGATCAGTTTTGAAATTCTTTAAGTTTGGCTTCAATTGCAATTTGCGCTTTTGCACAAAGAGTCAAATCTTCAATGTGTCCAAGTTTGTTTGAAACGACAAAAACTTTGCCGTTCAGATTTGCCAGGACAACGACGTGCTGAGCAGTTGCAAGCAACTCAGCTATGATTTGCAGTGGAGGAGAATCTTTCATATTCCAAAGGCTGCAAAAAAGCGTTCAGGAAACGCGACGGCTTGAGATGCAACGTCGGCGGGGATGTCGAGGTAGGTTTCGCCTTCCTTAATCCAACCTCGTTTTAGTGCTCCTTGCGTGACTTTTTCACGGGCGGCATCGGATTTGTCAGCGAGCAGTCGCTGCATCGGGTTAATCCGCTCGATGGCCTCGGGAATCGGTTGCGCTGTGGCTTCGATCGCTATCGGTTCCGGCTCGGTCTGCACCTGGACCGGCGCAAACTCGGCGACCTCTTCGGGAGCGTAGCACCCAGACAACACGGCTGGGTAGATGCTGCGCACAGCTTCCGAAATGCAACGAGCCCGGAGCATTTGGCGCGGGAATTTCTTCCAAGTCGGATTACTCCCCAGCCCGGCCCGCTCTGCGTCTTTGGTAGTCCAAGTCACTCTCAACGTCGCCCCCTGCGGATGCGTAAACGTGCCGGACACGCAGTCGTGGGTGTATTCGTGCCACTCAACCTTGCCACCAGCCTGTTGGAACCGTGCCAGCATGGCGTCGGACTTCAGAGACGGCTTCCCGCCGATAATGTGGTAGTCCCGAGCAGCCTCGGCGGGATGTCGGCCTTCGGCTTGGCAAAGCAGCCCTAAAGCCAACGCCTGTTCGGCAGTTTGGATTCCAAACAGTTTGGATTTTGCGATGGCTTCGGCCATCAGTTGCGTTTGTTCGAATGGTATCAGGTTCATTTGTTTTTCAGTTTAATTCCCGCCTCCAATATCAGCAACGCATCGGCGGTCTTGAGCGTCACTGTGAGTTGTGGATACAGCGCCTGTGCGCGTCCTTTTAGGTGCGCCTTCCAGCGCGGCCCGTGCGTCTTTTTGTCGCCAAGCCCGAGAGCAGTCTGCCACTTCTTGGGCGGCAGATACTCAATCCGGGCACCGTAGGCGGCCAGCAATCCCTCAATCCTGCCGTAGTTGCGAAACATGGTCGCCATTGAGCTTCCAGACATTTTGCCGGCAAACTTTGGCAACTCTTCGAGGAACACAGTCGTGATTTCTGGTGCCTCCTCTTTGCAAAGAATCCAAAGCTGGCGCTCTAGGTCGTGCAATGTTGCTGGCATCGGCAGTGCGTGGACGCTGCCATCGGTGTCAGTGTAGGCGATGCCGCCACCAACGCCGGGGTCGATGGCGATGTAGTTTTGAGTGCTCATTTAGCTGCGACAAGTGGAGCCTGACCAATCTTCCGCTGCACCAGCTCATTCGGCAACACTGCGCCGGCTGCGCTCCAGAGAGCTTGAGCCTTTTTGATGCTGATCGAGCCCTGCGCACGTATTACGTCCCCGGCGCCCAGCACGCCGTTGGTGACTGCCTGGGCGACGTGCTCGGCCTCGATGTATTCGCTTGCCCTAGGCTTTTGCAGCCTCCAGCCCGGCACCTTTTGTCCCGCTTCGAGTAGTTCGCGTGCCTTTGCCTTTGCGGCGTCCCTGAAATCATCCAGCGTCTGGCAAGCTACCAAGAATTGCCCGAGTCGGCCTGGGTCGTTGAGCAGAGCAAGAAAGCCCTCGTCCTGCACCGTCGGAGCCAAACCGGCGACGGTCACCAGCGCCTTGTCTTTTGTCGCGACTCTCGCGGGACACGTCAGGCTTTTTGCACACCATCCGCAGTAGTCGTTTTCGACCGGCGCGGTGCCGACGTTGGCGAGCACGCTGCGCACCAGTTCGTCCGCCGTCGTGTACGTCCAACGGTGCGTGACAACCTGGCGCTGGTCGCAAAAGAGCAGGTGCGTCGTCCACTCGCCGACAAAGTGCTCTTGCATCAGTCCCAGAGCGTAAGCTGCCATTTGAGCTTGGTAGTCGTATATCTGGCCCGATTTGAGGTCGATGAGGAACCGGCCACGCAGTGCCACGCCGTCAGCGGTGCCTCTGTGCTCAATGCCGCCGGTGTGGATGCGGCATTTGTCCTCGGCGGTCGTCAGGTCATGCGCGCCGCCAAGCCGGATGCATTGGTTAATTGCCCAGCGCACGGCATCGGCGTCCTCCTCGCTTAGTTCCCAGTCGGGAAACTCGCCATGCGTCCATGCGTGCCTGAATGCTGCGTCCAGTTTAGTTCCGCGTTCTGCAGCGGGACTGGTGCCCGGTGCGCCTTCGTACTGGCCGCACAGGGCCAGTTTTGGCAATGATGAGTGTCTGATTTTCATTTGGTTTTGGCTTGTTGATTTGCTTCGCGCTGTGCCCGTTTTTCGGCTGCGTTGCGTTTGAAATATTCGGTTCCGCAGGCTTTCCCGCACGTCTTTGCCATGCCGCCAGCGGAAAACTTCATGCCAAATTCCACGCCGCAAATGGGGCAGATAACCTTTGGCCGTTTTGCCCGAGCCTCGGCAGAATAGGCGTCGATGTACACTTTGCGCGCGGCCATGGCGCATTCCTTCGAGCAAGTTTTGTAGTGCGGTTGTTCGGGTTGAAAAGGTTTCCCGCAATGCGAACACGGCTTAGTTGGAATCCGGCAGGGGATGCATCGCCTGAGTTTGCTGTTTTTCGGTCCCCAGAAAGGCTGCTGACAGCCCCGGCACGAACGCTCAAGGTAGCCCTCGCGCCAACCAAATGGCTTTGGCTCGTCGCTGGCGAGGCGAATCAGTCCGGCCTTAATCGCAGCGGCAACTAGGCGTGGCGCGTCGGCCAGCGAGACGCCTTCCAGCGGTTCATCCTCGGCGTCCCAGATCGCGCCAGTGCGAGTCGGTGCGGGACGGCACCAAATTGGTGCTCCGTTCATGGTTGCACTCACGCCCGTGTCCAGTTGAGTGCCCAGAGGTTGACAATGACGAGAGCCGCGAACGCGCAGCTTTCGACGATGTTTTGCGAGCCGATAAGGGCGAGCATATCGACCACCAGCAATACGCCGATGGTTGCCAACTTTGCCCCAGTATGTTTGCGCGTGTTTGGCGCGACTGCTTGGGGACGGTACGGGCGAGAGTAGTGTGAGGTGCTCATGTTAGCGGCAGATGGCAGTCTCAATGCGCACCACTGTGCAGTCGGCGGGCATACCAGCTCGGCGAAGAATGCGCTCGGCACCGATATAGGTGAGCCGCCGCGAGCGGAAAATGTGACGAAGCGATTGCTCGCCGGTCGCTGTGTTGGAAACGGTAATAAGGTGCAAAATGTTCATGTTGTTTTTGGGTTGTTGGTTTTAACGATTCGACGGGAAAATGCGCAGCGCCATTGCGTGCGGCCAGTTATTGCGCTCGGCAATCATCAGAAGATTGCGCATTTGCAAAAATGCCAAACGCTCGGTGCGGTCGCTGCACGTTTTGGCAAACTGAAAGAGGGTTGCGGTGTTGTACATTGTCGTTTTTGGGTTTGTTGTTGTTGCTGCTAACGACGCCAACCATAGCCAGCAAACCGCGCTTTGCTAGCTATTTGTTTCACTTTTTTTTGCCCGCTTCAAAGCGTTCAGTTCGCGCGCTTTAGGTCTAGGCCTGCTGGCATTTCGCCGCACGGCTTCTGTTTTTTTCTCCGATTTCGCAGCGCCTCCCAGTGCGCCAATCTCTCGGCAGTGTTCGCGGAGTGTTTTGTCAGTGCTCATCTTGTTTAGGCTTAACGAGTTCCAGCACCTGCTCTGCCGCTTTTGCTGCGAGGCTGAAAATCAGCGGCAAAGACTGCGGCGAGCCCGTGCAGAAAAAGTGCCCCTGCACCTGTGCCACTACTAAGAGCTTGTCGGCTTTGACGTTGTCCGCAGTCAAGTCGGCAGCGGTCTTGAGCACCGCCGCGATGCGGTCAGCTTCTGTTTGTTCCATACTTGCAGCCTAGCAAACCACGGTTCGCTGTCAAATTACGTGCGCGAGTGCCTTTGTTTCATGGGGTAAACAACAAACCCGTTGCAGGCTCTCCCTGCACACCATTCGGCACCCGGTGCGCTCGCCGGAAATTATTCGCCCTTCGGAACCAGTCCAGACTCGAACAACTGCGCCTCCTCGTCCCTTCGCCTGCGCAGCCCCTTGGAGTCAGGCCAGAGCCGCTTCATGGCCCGTAGCTGCTCGGGAATGTGCTGCGGCTCGTTGACGCGGAGAAGCTCCTGAATGCGCAGCATTTCGCGGCGACGGTCCCCGCTGAGGTTTGGTCCGCGATTGAAAACCAGCGAGACAAGTGCCGCAGCGCAGTCGCCCGGCAGGTCAACGAGTTGAGGATAGATCCTGAGAGTGCGCAGATACCACGTCGGAAGTGTCACGTTTTCAAAAACGGACAGTGCAGCCGCCCACGGGATCGTTATGTGCCTCACATATGGGAGCCGAGTCTGTGCAGCCTCTCCTTTGTGCCCAGATACTCCGACCAGCGCGGCCATGGTTGAGCCGTCAAGGTGCGGCTTCCACGCCCTGGCTGTCTCCGTTGCTGGCGTGTGCCCAAGATCCCAGCCGATTCCAATGGTGATCCCAGACTTCTCGCCCGGCCATTCCGGCTGCGGTTCATAAAACTGCTCCCCACCAGTTTCCCAGCCGATTATCGCTTTGATGCCGCGCGCGCTAAGATTCATCGTCGTCCTCCTCGGTTACGATCTCTGACGGCTTGCCTTCGCTCCATCTCATTGCTTGGTACATTCTGGCAAACAAACTGCCGGAACCGGCCTCGAACGTCTCATAGCTGTCGGTGTCGCTGTCGTGTGCGAGTATCTGCACGCAATCGAAGTGCTCGCCGATTTCCGCAGCGATGCGCTCGAGGTAGGCTTGTTTTTCCTCAGAAGTCATAGTTTTCCAACGTGGTAATGGTTCATCTTCATCGTTTTTCCATCTTTAGAGACGGCGTTGTACCGGCGCACCTCATACCCTTTGCGCTCCACGAAATTCTCCACGGCAGTGCGCTTTGCCCCGAGCATTTCCATAAGTTGCTGCACGTTGTACCAGCCTTCGGGCGCAGGCTCGCCCAGCAACTCCGATTTCAACTCTTCAAGCAGCGTGCGCTTTTTCATATCGGAAGTCGAAAGTCTCCGGCTTTTGTCTCTTTGGCGAGCCACACAACGGTTTCGGAATCACAGTACTCTCCCCATGCAAAGCCCCTGCTCCAAGAGGCTGTTGCGCGCCGGTTGGCTGCGTAGCCCATGGCATTCACATCGCCCAGCCATCCCACGCAATAGCCGGTCGGGTGCGCTCTGTTGCGGCCCTCGGCTTGTTGGACTCGGTGAAGGTGTGCGATGACCACTTTAGTCGTCCCGCCAGGGCCACAAACTGACTCAGCGTGATCCCTTGTAGCCTGCTCATTTGCCATATAACCATGGCCCAGCAGGCAATCGCCTAATTGCCTCCAACCGTTCTGGAAATTGTAATCCACCACCTCGCACCGCATTGCTTTTGCCCGGTCGGTGATCTGCGCCATCACACGCGCAGCCAGTGCCGCCACAATGGCACGCGGTGACTCCATCAGCGTATTCAGTCGCGCTTCATGGTTCCCCAGAAAGTACACCTGCGGCTCGAGTCGCGAGAGGAACGCCAGCCCGTCGTTAAGGTCCGACTCGGGATCAACAGCATCGTCGGCTGTACCGGCTGCCCCTGCGCGGAGACACGCTAGGTCAATGGCATCGCCAAGGTGCAGTGTCGTGTGTGGTTTCCAACGCGCCTTAAACGCCAGTACCTTCTTGAGCAAGTCCTGGTCCGCGTGATGCCCATGGCTGCACCCGACGGCCAAGAATCGCTTCCAGCTCCGGGTGATGTTTGCCATGGCCTATGCGCGCGCCAGAAAAGTACTGCCCGGCCCCGGTACGCGAGGCAGTTTGCCGTCCTTGTCGTATATGCCGCTGTAAGGACTAATTTTGTCAGGCGGCAGTCCGACGCCGTCCATGCTGGCGGGCGGGAGGTTGCGCTTAATCGCCGCGAGGATTTGCAGCCCAGCGGGAGGAGTTGCGCCGAGATAGCGCGCTTGCATCGCCGGGATCACCGGCACGGGTAAAACGGTCATAGAAGTGGCTTTTGCCCCCGTTCGTTGCGGATAACATCAATCACGCCAAAAATACCGAGAATGGCGTCCACGGTCGTGTTGCCGACGCCGGCGGAGTAAAAGCCCATCGCGGCGCCAAGCTTTGCGAGTCCCAGCCACGTCGAAGGCTGCCGCACGTAGTTCTTAAATATCTGTTTCATGGTTCTCGTTTGCTTCGTTCAAAAGCCGCTCCCAAAGGGCCTTGCGGTCAGTTTCGCACTCCTTGATTTTGCCGTTGAGGTACCACACTGCGGCCAGCGTAAGAGCCATGGAAAGCCCCTGCGCGGCTGCCTGCTGTGCGATTAGGTCGAGGAGTTGGGTCATTAGAAATAGGTGGTAACAATCACAATGCCAGAAGCCCCGTTTCCGCCTGCGCCAGAGTTTCCAACGCCATCGAGTCCGGCTCCACCACCTCCACCTGCGCCACCGTAAGTGCCACCATTACCACCATTGCCGGCATTGCCCGTGACGCTTGATCCGCCGCCAGCACCTGCGCTTCCCGGAGCAGGAAAATTAGCAGCAACATTAGGAGCGGTTCCTCCGTTGCCTCCTATAACTCCACCTGTAGCAGTTCCGCCAGACAACCAAGAGCCAAGGGCAGTTCCGCCATTTCCACCAGTAAATCCAACTGTTGCAGATGCTGGCAGTCCACCCCCACTCCCGCCACCTGCTCCTGCCGTGGTGCTGTTGACGCCACCTGCGCCAGCGCCACCACCGCCTGTGCCTCCATTCCCACCTTGAAACATTGCGCGAGCACTTGATGACGCACCGGCTGGACCAGATGTATTTGTGGCAGCCCCGGCTCCACCTCCACCAGCAACCTGAATCCAAGTGCCAAACGAAGAGTTTCCTCCAGCACCTCCAGTGTTACCGTTTGTGCTGTTCGTAGTCACAGACGCGCCGCCTGTGCCTCCACTGCCAACAGTAACAGTTTCAGTTGCGCCAAGCAGCGCGGCAGAAATGTTTCTCACCGAATAAGACCCGCCGCCGCCTCCGCCCCCACCAGATGCCTGAGTTCCAACGCCACCTTTACGGCCAGACCCACCACCACCTCCGGCAGAAATTACAACTACGTCGACAGCAACTGCGCCATCGGGTTTTGTCCAAGTTCCGTTGGTGGTAAATGTTTGGACATTACACTTTGCGGCTTTTGCACTAAGGGCGTCTGTTAGCCCGCTAATTTTGCTCTGTGCAATAGCCGCAGCGGCGTCCACGTCTGCATCCACTAGCAGACTCGCCGGGCTTTGGATCACCGAACTAATTACCTTAACCAAGCCGGTCCCTGTCACCGAGGGGATTGTAGTGTGGACGTGTGAAGGCTTGGCATCGCCTGTGTAAATCGTGATTGTGCGGTTGTTTGCGGTCGCTTTAGCCTGCACCTCAATGTAGATCCGATCCGTCGCGAGTAGCGTCGTTTGCGGAATCACCACGCTGGCAATGTACTGCGCCGCAACGGTCGGATCGTATATCGAAATGTCGTCCGAAGTGGCCAATAGCGTTGGTGCGTTTGCACCGTCGTATTTGAATATTTGCAGCCTAAAGATGGTCTGATGCGATTGACTGGCATTTGACGATGCCCACAGGTTAAAGTCGAAAAGGCCCGCTGGAATCGTGGTGGTGCCAGGATCGAGCACATCGGACACAAATCCTTTAATCAGCGTGTAGTCCGCTTGCGAAAGCGTGCCGGAAGTGATGGTTGTCAGCGCCGTGTCTGCTACGCGGCCAAGCTCAACAGGAGTGCCCGGAAGGCCCGTTGTTGGAGATTGTGCAGCGGTTGCGCCGTTGAGGTAAAACGCAACCCCGCCACCGCCTGATCCGCCATTCGCGGGCGCGCCGGGCACCCAGGCTTCACCGTTCCACGTTAAAACTTCCCCGTCGCGAGGAGTAACGGCGGCCACCGCGTTGCCCTTGAGTTTGTCCACACTCGTCGAGTGCAGCCCGCCGGACACGTCGCCGGAAAGTATAGGAGAGTTGAGAGATGGCATATTAGATCAGTTCGACCCAGTTGAGTTGCGCCTCGTCCCACTCGTAAACTTTGCCGTCTTGTGGCATGGGCACGGGAGGCTGCCAGATCCATTCTGGCGCGGAGATCGTCCACGATAGGAACGGCTGCGGTGCGTGGTAAACGTCTTCGGCCTGATTGTAAATATAGCCGACGCCCGCGTAGTTGGCGCGCAGTGCTACGCCGCCGTCGGGCTGCCCGTCTGGCCCGTAATGTACCCCGCCGCGGGTGTTGTATGAGGTTTGCAGCCAAGTTCCGGGCGATGAATCGACAAACGTCAGAAAAAACTCAGGCTCGGCAACAATAACCTGCTGCACCACGCCGTTTAGGACTTTTGCAAAGTGTGCCATAATTAAGCAGCGTAGGTGCCCGAGCTTGTGTAAGTCAAAACGGTGTTGCTGCCGGACGTTGTAACCGTCGGCGAGCCGGTTGTGATGCCAGTGTATTGGCTAGTGGGAATCGACAAAATAACAACGCCAGAGCCGCCATTTCCCCCTGTTGCCGGGCTGCCAGTTGCCCCGCCACCGCCGCCGCCTGTGTTTGCCGCGCCCGCAAAACCAGTAGTTGCTGCACCATTGCCACCGCCACCTAGGCCGCCAGTACCTTGGCTAACGCCAGAAGATCCACCGCCCCCTCCAGCGTAATAAGTGGCGCTGCCACTGATGTTGGACTGCAATCCAACGCCGCCGTTTCCACCCAAATTCGTTGTGCCAGGAGATCCAACCGCGCCAGCACCACCGCCACCTCCGGCAGGGCTTGACGAAATGCCTGGAGTTGCCCCGCCGTTGTTGCCCTGTCCTTGAGTCCCAGAGCCACCGTTTGAGCTTGCGCCTATTGAGGTGTTCGCACCAGCGCCCCCACCCGATCCGCCATTTTGCCCAACCAAATTGCCAGCGGTTGCCGCGCCCCAACGTCCTGCCCCGCCGCCGCCGATAGCTGTCACGGTTGCAAATGCCGAATAGGTGCCATTCGCGCCAACCGTCCCGGGCGTAGGGTAAACAGTTCCGGCACCCCCGGCTCCCACCACAATGGAGTATGTCGAGCCAAAGACTAAAGGCATGACGGTTTCGATCATTCCGCCAGCGCCGCCGCCTCCGCCAGTTCCCCCGCCTCCACCAGCAACGATGAGCACGTTTGCCGTGTACGCTGGAGCAATTTTTTGGGTCGTCAGGCTCGTAACGCGGCCTTTTGCGTCGATGCTCAAAACGGGAATCTGCGTCGAGCTTCCCACGTTACTCTGCGCGGTCGTGATCGCCGCGAGCGTTGGGCTGGGATAGTTTCCAGTGAGATCTCCACCGGCTGTGGCAGTAGCGCCCAGTGCGCCAACATCAGCCGCAGACGGCAAAAGATGCGCGTGGTCTGCCCGAGCGGCAAAGGTGCTCAAACCCGCGATTGCCGTGGTCGAAAGCGCCGCCGGTGCGGTCGTGGACAGTCCGGCGATTTGTGCCGTTGTCAGTGCGACAAACGCCGTTGTGCTCAACGCGGTCACCTGTCCCTGGTCGTTAATTGAGAGAACCGGGATCGCCGTGGAACTGCCCACATTGCTCTGTGCGGTCGTGATCGCTGCAATCGAGATTGTGCCCGAGTCGGTAATGGTTCCACCTTCCAGCCCCGTGCCTGCGGTGATGCTGGTCACCGTGCCAGATCCACCGCCGCCGCCTGAGCCTGCCACAATGGCGCGGATGGAAATTAATTCCCCGTCCACGGGAGCCTCTACAAAAGTGATGGTCCCGCCTGCGGTGGACGAGATCGAGTATTTGCTCGGCGGTTGGTCAATACCGCCAACGCTGACAATGTATCCACCGTCGGCTGTCCCGTTGTAGCCCCCAAACGTAAACGCTACGGTGGTGCCGTCGCCCGTGTGCTCGGTCACCGTAGTACCAGCCGACACGGGACCGTTTAACAGCATCACGCCGCCGTCGCCGCCTAGGTAAAGCTCGCCGTCTGCTGTGTTGACGGCAAGCTCGCCCAGTTGCAGCGACGCAGGATTTCCCGGCGCGCCGCTCCTACGTTTTGGGATAATCGGAAACGCCATGGCTTAATAGGTGCCTGCGGACGCTACGGTCGCGGTGCCGTCGAGTGCGATATTGATGGAGTCCGACGACTTCACACCGCCGACAATCGTGGACGTGCCGGGAATAATTTTGGCGGCACCACCGGCAGAAACGTAGAGCCCGTTGGACGTGTCAGCGTCCACGCTGATGACGCCCAACTGCGTGGTGCTCGCCACGTTCAACTGTGCATCAGAGACTTTGCCGTTTGAGTCGAGTTTGACGACCTTCCCTGGCGTTGCGGTCAGCACTGCGTCAGCGGTTGCCACTGCTTCGACGTTGGCAGCGGTCAAAACCACGTTGCCGCCCGCCGTGGGAGAAACGGAATTGACGCTGCGCACCTCAGATTTTGCGCCATCAATAAAGTCCCAGGTCGTGCCGTTGAAAGCGATCATATCGCCCGCCTGTACAACGGTCTGCCCGTCAATCGCGGTGCCGAGTGTCGCGCTATTGGCAGCAATGTAGTAATCGCCCTTTTCAGCGGTGCCGCTACCAACTACGCCGCCAGATGCAATTGCCGGCGAGGTGTTAACCGTCCAAGCGCCTCGGTAAGTCAGCGCTCCAACGGATGCGGCTGGCAGGAAACTGGAATCAATTTTACCGCTCGAAGTCGTCAGCGGGATTTTGTTGGCAACGCCCGTGGATGACTGCGATGCGTCGGCAATCTGGCTGTATTTGAGTCCCGAGATCTGAGCCTCTGCGATGATCCCGCCGCTTGTGAGCTTTACGACCTTGCCAGCGGTCGCGGTTTCCACCGCGTCAGTGGAGAGGATGCGATCCCAGCCGATTTCGACCACCTCATCCCCGTTTGCTTTGAGGAAGGTTTTTTTAGACTGGGTGTTTACGGCAAGCTCACCGAGGAGCAAATCACTTGCTCCAGGAGGTGTTGCACTGCCTGCTGTCGAATTGCGCTTGGGTTGGATTGGAAATGCCATGGTCGTGATTTAGTAGGTGCCTGCGGTAAAAGTAACCGGCACCCATTGCGTGCCGTTGAACTGGAAAATTTGGTTAGCCGTCGGATCAGTGCCAGAAACTGGCTGGCCCTGAATGCCGGTAACCGTTGCCACCGTCTCAGTCTCGCCAGCCGCGAGCGAGAGGTCGCCGGTGATGCTGGTGAAGTCCCCAGGCACGCCTTGTGGACCTTGCGGGCCTTGTGGTCCCACTACGCCCGGTGCGCCAGTTAAGAGAGTGACCACCAACGGGCCACATGAAGAGTTGCAGCTCATGGTTAAGAGATTGTCACGCGGGCTTCGATTAGTCGCTCGTCCCACCCATCGGGACGCTGCACGTTAACGACCAACTGCGCGCCAAACTGCACCGCCAGCGCAGCGGTTTGCGTTTGAGTCAGCCGCAGGGAAACTGTCTCCGAGTCAGGCCGGACAACGGTCGGCGTCGTCAGCGATGCACCTGCGGAGGTTTTGAGAGTCGGTGTCACCGTCCAGTCCGTCAGGTCAGCGTACGGACTGCAAAGCCCGTTTTCTTGAAGCTGAAACGAAAAGTCCCAATCAGCGCCACGCTGAATCGTTGAGGATGTCTGAATGGCGACCATTATATCTAAGAGCGGCGGGACAAGTAATTTTGAGCCGAGTCGCAGCACCCGCTCACCTGTTGTGCTCCCTCGGGCCACGCTTTTGCGGCTACCTCATCAGCTCTGTTTAAGAGCCGTCCTAGCGGGCATCTTGGAGCCTCAGCGAGGATCTCAAAGCGAGCCGTGCAGGTCGCTTTAAGATCGCAAGCTAAGCAGGTTTTCAGCCTCTTGTCCAGAATCCAGCGTGGCATTGTTACTCGCCCCATGCTTCGGTGATTTGGACGTTTCGTGTCCCGGTGACTTTGATTTCGTATGGCGTTCCCCCCGGTTCACCAAACTCGTCGAACGAAATGATGACCAAGCTGCCTGTGGTTTCGTAAGGCTCGTTGTTCGCGCTTCCGTAATTGTAAAGGCCCGTCGAAATCGAAAATGGAATGTTGATCCAGCCGACGGGATTTTCAGGGTCAGGAATTTCCCCGAGCGGCACGCCGATCAGGTTGAAAAACGCATTAGTGGGACACGGCTGCGGGTTTTCAGGATCGGGAGGCGTAGCTTCTGCTTTTGCCTTGCGCCCGTAGGCGTTCAACCTGCCATCGAATCGTTCGTAAGGGCACTCTCCCCACAGATTGAACTCAAAAAAGAGGCAAATGTTGTACTCTGGCAATGGAAAGCCGGACGACCTGTAAACGCCTAAGTCACCTGGATTTCCTGCGAACCCACCTTTGGCAAGACTGCCAATATAGCGGTGGTAATTGTCGCAATACGGGCCACGAATTGCCCACGGTTTGCCGGGGTCGGCACCTTGGCTGATTTTGCACAAATCCTTGTAAGTCAGGTCCAAACTCAACGTTGAGGATTCAGCGATTGAAACGCTGTAGACATCTTCTGTCCCCAAGTCTGTAAGCTTGAACGCAAACCCCGAGCTGACACTGCCTGCTTTGACGGTCGCGAATTTGTAGCAGTTCATTACCCGCCCCCAGTGCTCCACGCCAGCGAGCACGGCTGCGCCTCAATGCGCCCACACACGCTGCTGATGTTGCTGATGTAGTTCCCGTCAGCGGGTCCACCGGGCGAGACGGTCACGGTGCCGATAAGCTCGTATTGCGTCGTCTCCGTGTTTGTTTGGAGATCCGGCGATGCCATGATGGTTATGGCCGTGTCCTCGTCGATCAATTCTACGTCGTCTGGCTTGTATTCGAGCACCATCCACACGTAGCAGGTTTCCGTGATGTCCAGCAGATAGTCGCCAGATGTTAGACTCATGCCGTCCGGCCAGCGGTTTGCCACCAATCCCTTTTCCACTTTGACTTTAAGGATTAACTGCCCAGACTCGCCCGGCTCGGAGTAGTCGCTAAGTCCAAACGGACACGGATTTGCTGGCGCACCACCGCCGCCGCCACCGCCGCCAATGGTGCCACGGTCAATCACAAGCGACGTGCCCCCGGAGGACTCTTTAAGCAGATACCCAACGCCTGGGCGAAGTCTAGCCTGCCGGATGGCTGCGTTGATGCGTTGGATGTGGTCGGCAAGGATTGCCATGCCTGCTTTTACGTCGGGTAAGTCCATTAGCTTCCGTAGATTAGGGCATCCCACTTGTTAGGCTTGGAAACGAGCCATTCAAGCGTCACGCGGAATGTGCTTCCCTCTTGCACCGCAGTTGCGCCCGTCGCCAAAAAGTTAACGTCGCTCGGGAAATTAAATGGATTTCCAGCAATGTCGTTGACGGCAAATCCAACGTCCCCCAGCGACGGCGGCACAAGGTATACTTTTTGGTGTTTGACCACGCAGCGCGGCGCGAGGTAGTCAGTCTCTCCACGGTTAAACCGCTCGTAAAGAGCTTGCACAACTGCATTTGTAGACGGGCCAGTGCCGGGAAAGCCATCGATTGGATATATACTTCCTTCTTCAGCATCCCTGCCCATTTTCCACGCGGCCCACCACGACATTTGCTGAAGAGTCATCCCGTTTTTGAAATAAGGGTTAGACTCCATCGCCTCCGTCGTCGTGGACACGTCGAGACTCCAAATGTCTGGGTACACCTGCCCGCCGCCGCCGCCGCCGGGATCGGGCACCTCTTCCGTGAAAGTCTCCGTCAGCGTGTAAACTCCATCCTCCTGCGTAAGCGTGTAGCTTGTTGCGCCAGTGTCTGGCGTCATGCTCGTAAAGTCCTGATACACATTCGTCAGGTACTTGTTCCCCCGGGCGTCCTTGCCCGTTTCCGTGCGAATTAAAGTGCTCATTGGTAAATTGCGCCAGTGCTTGAAGATGCCGGTTGCAGCTTGTTCAGTTTTTCAACCATTCGCGCGGTATTTTCGGCAGTGCGCTGTTGCGCCTGTAGCTGCTGCCGTGCGTAATCCACCGCACTGGTTTGTGCGGCTCCTTGGTCGCCTCCGATTTTTGCCATTGAGGAGACGATTGCGCCGACCGGCTGCGATGCCATTGCGCTGGCTTGTGGCAATGTCAAACGCTGCTCTGTTGGTGCGGGAGTCGCAAATTTCTTGCGCAAATCTTCGGCAGTTGCTGCCGCGTTTGACTTAGCTCGGTTTTCGATTTCCTGCATTGCCTGCCGTGCCGAGTTTGTTATGTCAGATTCCCTTCCAGTTGCGGCTTCACGGCCCTGCTGAAACGCTGCTGGAATGCCTGCAATGTTGTTGGACAACTGCCCAACCGCTGCCTGCGTCGCATCTGCGATTTGTTTGCCACCACTAGCAATCCCCTCGCGGCCAGCTTTCATGTTGGCCCCAGCGGCCCCCGCTATGTTAGCGACCATTTCGGGCGAGATGATCTTAGAAAAAACGCTGCTCGATTGCCGCAAATTGTTAAGCACCTTGGCAATTCCTTGCTCAATGATGCCAAGGAAAAGACGACCAATACCAAGCATCCCGGCTTGAAATCCGGCAAGGATACTGCCGAAATCCACATCTTTAAAAAGAGCCGACAGGGCAAAAGCAACGCCACCCAATACTCCAGCAATGGCCTGCCGAAAAGCATCACTGGCGACAATCAACCCGGCTTTCAAGTACGCAATGGCGTCGCCATTCATTATTGCCTCGCCGATAGCCGCAGCACCTGCGCCCAGTTGCATCCCAACTCCGGCGAGGTCCATGTTTACAAGCGACTCAACCAGTTTTGCCAACGGTTCCAGTGCGGGAGAAAACTGCCGAATGGCAGCCGCTAAGTTCATGCCGCCCGTAGAGCTGGCCTCCATGATTTTAAGCACCGTCGGAGCCACACCCGCAGCGATGCCAGTAAATAACCCTTGCAGCTTGCCTTTAACGGCCACTGCTAGGCTGTTTAGCGACGATCCTTGCGCGCCCATTAGCTGCATAATCCGAGCAAAGACGCCAGCGTTGGCCTGCATGATTTGAGCTTGAGCCCCCATCGCAGCAGCGGAACTGTTCAGGTTTTTCGGGTCCAACGCCGCGAGCATTTTGATGCCAGATGAGCCAAACGCAGCCACTGCCGCCTCGGCTTGCTGCGCTGGGTTTGCAATCGCGCGGATCGCGTCGCCCACGGCCACCATGCGCTGCGCCACGGACATCCCAGCCAGTGTCTGCATAGAGATCCCAGCGTTTTGCAAAATGCCAGCCAGCGGGCCTGCGTTGTTTGCGGCTTGTTGCAGTGCCTGGTTGAATCGGTCAGTGGACGGTGCCGCGTCTTCGGCTTTGCCGCCAACCTCGTCGAGGCTGCGCTCGAGCGCCATGATTTCCTGTACAGCCAGCCCAGACTTGTAGCCCACCTCAACAAAGCGAGCGCCTAGCTCAATGGTCGAGGCAACGCCTTTGTACATGACGGCACCCAACGCCACCACGGTTGCAGCAAGCCCTACAGCGGCCACTTGTAGCCGCGCCATGCCGTTGCCCTCGTCCACCTTGCCAGACTCATTGCGGAGGCTGTTGAGTCCCTGCTTGGCGAGGTCCATGCCCGCAAGGAACCCACGGACATCCAGTGCTAGTTGTGCGGTTGCGCTCATTTGTCGATGATCTCCTGCATGGCTTTTTCTGCGGTGGCTGCGGCTTTTGCTTCAGCACGCTTTGCGGCTTTTCTGGCAGCGAAATTGAGCCTCCGCTGCATCCCCTCAATGCCTCCAGCGTACTGCACTTGGTTCTCCGCGCGGATGTCTATTTTTTGGTCAGTGCGGCCCACGTTAATAGTGCCGCGCCCGCCCTTGCCAGAAATCCAGCTTGGAGTTGCCGCGCCAAATCGCTCGGAAGCTGCGTTCCATCCGCTTTGCAAATAGCCAACGCGGGCGTGTAGAGCGCGCCTGATGTTGGACAAAGTGCCTGCGTCAATCTCCATGCGTTGGCGTCCAGCAAAACGCCCGTTGCGCCGTTGCTGCTCGTACCAGCTTTGCGGGTCCTCGTCGGCTGCGCTTTTGATTTCGCTCACCGCTTTTTTGCCAGCCGCAAAAGCCCCGATCTTTGCCTGCGCTGCCACATAACGCCCCGCCTGTTTGGCGCGTTGAAGGTTCACCACCCTTGCAAGCCTAGCAGCCACTTTCCGGCCTGTTTTGGTGGACACCTTGTTGACCACTCCCGCGAGCTTGCCAACGCTTTTGCTGCCCGGGATGGCGGACACAACGCCCTTTGCCGCGACTATAAATGCGCGCCCTAAGTCCACATCAATCGCGGCTTTGCCTCGGGACAACTCAAGAGAGCCCACAATCCGCGCACCTTTGGCTGGAGGGGTGACACCACGGACATCGGTCATGTAGTCCACAAACGCCATCCCCATCAATTCCGGCAACGCTACGCCGCCAGTAGCAACGCCCTCAACGACGCGAGTCAGTGTCGCCACTCCCCATTCTGCCTGCGCTTCATTCAGCTTGAGCGAGATCATTTTCGCAAAAGGCTAACAGTCGGGAAAGCTGCTCGGTCGGTGCCGGGCCTTGCCGCACAGTCCACGCACCGGCTGCCCACAGTGCCGCGTGGTAATACGCCAGCGCGCGCGGCATTGGAAGGTCGAGGATTGAATCTTCGGTCCATCCTGTTTTGTCGGCCAACGTGAGAATGAGAGCGGCTTCCCATGTTGGCCCGACTAGTTTCCCGGCGCGTCTTTGTCCTCCCCACCTGGACGTGGGACAACTTCCACCGCCTGAGCTTTGATTTCGGCTGCAACGCGGTTTATCTCGGCAACCAACTGCGGCAGCGCGGCGAGCGGCAACGAGTCGGCAAAATCATGGATTGCGTCCCATGCCGTGCCTGCGTCAATGGCCTTGCGCACGACGGGCACCGGCTGCGACCGCTCCCACGCCAGAGCGAGGATCTGTTCCTCGATTTGCAACGGCGTCAGTTCCGCGCCTTCGGTTTCCGTGAACAGCGTCAACCCAAGTGCCATGCAGTTGAGCCGACTGCGCAGCGAAAACGGACGCAACTTGATCCCCTCAATTTCGACCTGTCCTGAAAGAAAGCTCATAGCGCGGCAAGAAGTTTGGCTTTTTTGTCCTCTGGAAGATCCGGGTGGATCACAGCAACTCGTTTGCCTTTGCGGATCAGTGCGCACGGCTTTTGTGTCTGCAACCAGGTCTTAAGCTGCACCGTAAAGTCCCTCTGCGCCCGTTGGATGGTGATCCAGTGCAGCGGGTTTGCTGCGCGCCACTCGTCAGAAAGCCAGCGACGGCGAAACTCCTCAAACGTGACTTCCTCGTCGTTGATTTTGGCGAGCACGTCGCCCTTCACGCTCCAAACCACCTGGCGTTTGATGCCGTCAGCGGTTTCCTCAACAGTGTCGTGGAAATTCTCTTCGTCCAAAAGTTGCCCGCCCACCGCAAGCCACGCGCCAATCAGATCAGTGTTGGGTGACTTGAGCGGCGGGAGGTTATCGCGGATGTAGTCAATCCGCATTCCAGATTTTAGGTGTGACATAATCAGGTGCGCCGTGGCGCGTTAGGTTGCGGCTGGGTAAGCAACCCCGTCGTAAGAAAAGGCGTTCCAGTCCTCGTTTGTTTGCGATTCGGTGATTTTGGTAATGATCACTTTCCCGGTGACGCCGTCAGGCTCGCCCGCACTGCCGCCAATCGTGACGGTTGGCAAATCGCCTTTGCCTTTAACGGAAAAAGAAAACTGAGTGTCCACAATGCGAGCCGCAGAATGTGTGCCGTCAGCGTTAATGAGTTCCTTGGTTTCGCCCGCGAGCGTAACGTCCACCGCTTCGACCAAAGTTCCAGTGATTGAGGAAATTCCAAAAGTAGCCATATGGTTATTCAAAGAGGGTTCCAACGGTTTCCTGCGTCGCGAAATCGTCGTTCGTTTCGCTGTATTTTGAGGAGGTAATGGTCAGGCTCGAAAAGTCGGCAACCGAAATGGATGACAGCCCGGTTTCGCCTTTTGACCGCACTGTCACCGTGGTTTTGATGCGCGGTTTAGCCTGTGCGACAACCACGCGGCCTGTGGTCCCTTTAATGGTTGCGGTTTCCACTTCCACAGTCCTTTCGGAGCTTTGAGTAAAACTGCCGGTTGGCGGTGTAATGCCGAATGTTGAGGTAACTCCAAACGTAGCCATATGCTTTAAGGTTGCGGGCCGTAGCCCAGGGTGAACTGAAGGTTGGTAATCCAGTGGCGTTCCGTGTTTTGCGCCTCCGACGATGTCGCAACCACGCCGTAAATCTGAATGGCAGAACCGCTGCCGGTGACGCCCTTAATCGCCGTTGTCACCTCCTGCACCAGTTCGATGTGCTCGGCGACCGTGGAGTCGTCAGCCTGGCTCATTACGGCCACGGTGAGCGCGCCACGTTGGAGCGGTCCTCCCACCAGTGCGTCCCCGCGAATGTCGAGCAGGATGCATGGCATCGTAATTGACTCGCCATCGTGAGGAAGTCCGATGTACGTGCCGGGAAAATCCGGCGCGATCTCGTCCCGGATCACTTCGCAGGTGAGCAGGTCGATCATCGTGAAACGTCCTCCAAGTAAAGCGTCCACGAAATGGGATCCTCGGCAATGTCGCCAATCCTGCGTTCTGTGCCGTTCACCGAAATTTTGGTGCCCTTCACCGGCTGCGGAAACCCGGCCTTTGCCATCCGAACGGATCCCGCGAAATGCGACTCAAAACCACCGATGGCAAGTGTCTGGCTTTCGCGCTCGCTGGCGACAGAAAACACCGTGACGCCTTGGTATGTCACGCTGTCGGCTTGCATATAGCCGAGAGCGTCGTCCAGTGCGGTTGCGGTAATGTCGCGCCAGTCTGACATTTAGAGCAGTGCCTCTTTTACGCGCCTTGCGGGTTTCACCGATTCGACAACCGGCGTGCCTCGGATCGTGCGGAAATTGTCGGGCGTCGGGTTGCACACCAAAACCAACTTGCCGGGATTGACGTGCGCTTTGAAAAACGCCCGAGCGTCTGCCGGTTCCGGCGACGTGTAAATGACCTGCGGGCCTGCGCCTGTGTCTTCGATGACTAGGGAAATTTTCATTTTGAGATAATCGGAGAAAAGCCGGAGCCCCCCGTGAAGGGAGCCCCGGCTCTTTGGAGGGCAAACTTAGGGAGTGACAATGCGGACGCCCATGTTGGTGCCCTTTGCAACTCCGTATATACAACTGACCGAAACACAGGTCTTTCCGCTTTCACGGGAGTAAAAACGACGAAAACTCACCGGAAGCCCAAGGCCTGGCACAATCACTTCAGCGATTTCGATGGAATCCTGAAGAGCGGCTTCTGGGTTCACACGGCGTGCAGCCATGATGAGCGCGGAGGAGTGCATCGCAAACCCGGCGAGTGCTTCGCTGTTAACGTCGCACAGGTCGGACTCGTAAATGTCAAAGCCGGACACGCGAGGAACAGTGCCTTCGGCTTTGAATGGAGTGATTCCGGGAATTTCCGCGCTGATAAAGGTTTTGCTCAACGCGCCGTAGTAAGCCGGATTCATCAGGATTGCTCGGCCCATTTTCGGAGCCTTGAGCGTCTGCGTCAGTGTCACGCCGAGGTCGATCACATCGCTGCGATCAAAGTTGGCTGCGCTGGAGGACAATGGAGTCTGCGCGAAATTTGAAGCAGTTACCAAATTCCAGAGGTCACCAAACACCTTGGCACCCAAGGCTTGCACCATCGGCGCGAGGAACAGCCGCTCAAAATTGATGGAGGACTGGAGTACCTCAATGTCCGTAAACCCGAGAGTAACAGCCTGATGCTGATCCAAGGTAATCGTCCGAGCGGTAGTGTCACCAGCTACCGGAGCGTACCCTTCGGAGGTAACGTCAACAACGGAAGGCACCGTTGCGAAACGAGTTGTCACAGACTGCCCCGCCGATGCGACATCGGTGGAGAAATCCAATGTTATGCCCGCCAACGGAGCGAACGCGTTGGTTAGGTAGGGCAGTGAGGTTTGCGAGATCTGAGCGAGGAAATTGCCACTTAAGGACATATGATTGAATTAGTTAGAGATGAGATTTAGAGCTGCATTGCTTTCCGGTTCGCCGCGTAAAACTCATTACGTTCGACGAAGCCCAGAGTCATATAGTGCGCCCATAGTTCGCTATGCGTCTTGGGTGCAGAAACTTGTTCGGGCACGATGGCCACGGGAGCCACGCCCAGGTTGGCGACAATCGCGTTCGCCTTCGCAGCCGCGTCAGCCTCTGCGGCTTTCATCGCGTCGAGCGCCGCAGCGAGGTCGCGGTTGTTGGCGTTGGCAAGGTCCAGTGCAGCGGACAGTTCTGCGCTGCGGGCCTTTAGTGCTTCAAAATTGGCGACAAGCGCAGTGTGCTCTACGGAGAGAGCGTTAAGCGCAGCCACGTCCGCCTGGGCGGCAGATAGCGCAGCCAGCGCGTCGGTGAGGGTCGATGGAAACTCCATATACCACTAGCCCCCGGGACAAGAAAAACCCCTCCGGGGAACAACACCCGGAGGGGAACAACAAACCCAAAAAACATGAACAACTACGCGCCTACCATACCAAGGAGTTGAGAATACGCAAGCTCCTGATTTCCTATGCCGTCAATCAAATTCGCAGCCTTTGCGCGAGGTGCCAAATACGCGGCCCCGGTCATGTACTCGTCGGCGACGAGCCGGTTGCGGAGGACGTTGTTTTTGAACTGCGCAAAGCTGTCGTCAACGAGCTGCTGGAGGCTGGCGCGTTGAGCGGGAGTCAGGGACGGTCCCATCCCGGCACCTTTGAGCGGGCCCGACGTGATCGGGTCCCAGCGGAGCCCTTCCTCTTCGTACATTGCCGATTGATCCACCCACGGGATGATCGTTCCGATGGAGCCCCAGGTTGATCCCACGGAGCCGTACACTTTGTCGCAACTGACTGCGATGTTGTAAGCGGCAGAACAAGCGGTGTCGTCGGAGTAGGCCACGATTGGCACTTTAAGGAACTGAATGAGATCGGTGATCTCCGAGCAGCCGGAGCAGCTTCCACCGGGCGAGTTAATCTCAAGCAGCACGCCGCGCACGTTCGCTTCCATCGCGGCCTCGAGATCCTCGGCAACCCACTCGTAGTCCCAAACTCCGCAGCAAGCTTCGATGGCGCTGATCCCTTTTGCCAACGTCCCTTCAATGCAAATGTGCGCGATCCCTTGCCCGTCAATTTCCATCGGCTCGCGTTGGGATTTCATCATCCCTTCGTATTCATCCCCGTTTGCGCGCACCAGTCGGGCCTCCACCAGCTTGCGGACGGCTGCGTATCCGCCCGGCGTGATGAGCCAAGGACGGTAGAAAACTTGTTCGATGACGCGCTGGAATTTCATTCTGTGGGAACGGATGTAACGGGATTTCCGTTGGGTGTGAGCAAGCCGAATACGTCGCGAGTCAGTCCGCTGCGTTCGACGCGCTTTTTGATTTCCAACTCTTCACGCTCAACTTCGTCAAGGTGCTCCTCCAACGTCTTGGAACCACTGGCGAGGATGTCGGTCATGCTGCGCATTCCAGCCCGGTAGGCTTCGATGGCGTCGCGGCTTGCGTAGCCCGAATCCGCGGTGAGCCTAGCGGGTTCCGTGAATCGAAATTGATAGGCGCCGCCGCGGTCTTTGTCGGCGCCGGTGTACGGGGGCAACATTCCGAGTTCGACAAACTTAGCGACCGCAAACGCGCACCGGCGTTTACAGAATGCAGCGAGGTAAGCGTGACGCTCGGAAGTGATGCGGTTGACCTGCTCGAGCACGATGCGGGCGGAGGCGCCGCCCAGTTTGCTCATGTCCCAGCCAAACTCAGGGGGCCATTGAGCCGCGAGAAGTGCATTGCGGATGAGCCGCTCCTGAAGCCGGTCCTGCGCCTCGGTCGGGATTTTTGCGTCAATCTGGTCGATGCTTTCGCCCGCGTTTGCGGTCAGGTACTCGATCCTGCCGCCCTGCATCGGGGTAAACCGCAGCCCCGGCGAGCAGTTGCCCGGCATCGTTTCCGTCAGCGCGTTGTAGGCGTCGCTGGCGTCGGCCATGCCTTGCTGGTTGGTCACCAGTAGGCCAATTTTCGCGGCCATGCGGGAAGCGGACTGGATGTCGTCGCCGAGGTCTTTGAGTGAGATCAGATCCCGAATCGCGGGAGCAAACGCCGAGATGCCGCGGACCTGATCCACTTCGCGGGGATCCATGGTCAGCATACACGACTGCACCGGGATGTCGCGGTCGTCTGCGCCGCTCTGATCCTCACCGAGGACTCGATAGGCCACGGCTCGGTTGGTGCGGGAAAGGATCACTCCGTTGTAAATTCGCAACCCGCGATAGCGCCCCTCGGTCAGGATGCCGTCGTCGCCGCGAGATCCGATTTGATGCCAAGGTACTTGCTGGAGTTGCGGGTATCCACTCGCGGCAGTCGTCAGGATCGTGAGCAGGTCGCCTTCGCGGTCAATCGCCGTTGATTCCAGCCGCAGCCCTTCCCACCACGTCTTGCCGTCGAGGTAGGCGATTTGAAACCAGTCCAGAAGCATGGCTTCGGCTTGCTTTCCCCACTCTTTATCCGCTCCGACAAAGATTGGACGCATCGCCATCCCTACAGACAGCATGGATTTCTGGTCGATGGCTGCGTTGACCATCCCGTTGTTCCAGTACAACTTACGCGCCGCCGAGTTGACTGTACGCCACTCGCCAACAGTCAATTCCTTGCTAATGCTCTGGGTGTGATTGCGCCACCAAGGTTCCGCCCATACGCCGCCTTCAACGAGCCGTTGGCGACGGTACGCGCCGCCGTTGTTTGCGCCAACCTTGGGCGAGCCAAACCCGGCCAGTTTTTTGATGCGGTCAAAAAGGCTCATAGGAAGTAGGCCTGCGTCCTGCGCACGGGCGCGGAAATGCCTGCGGCTTTGTAATTTAACGCCATCTGCGCCAGCATCATAACGTCCAGCGGTGAGAGTGTGCCGTTGACGTTGAACTGGAACGAGGCTCCGTCGATGGAAGACGAAACGAGCGAGCTTTTACCTGCGGCGACGAGGTCAAACTTTTGCGACACTATGGCGCGAAGCTCGGCGACATCCCGCAGAAGGAACACTTGAAGCAGCAGTCTTTGATCGGGAGCCATCTATCTACAGCGTCCGGGACAAGGAAAAACCCGCCCCCACTCAGGGACGGGTTCCTTTCCGGGTCTCCACCATCGCACTTACGTCTGTGTTGATGGTTGAAGCGCCACGTTACTCCGTGCCCGTGGGTTCGTCAACCTCGGGCGCTGCGGAAACCATATCCGGCAGGATGCCGAGGATTTGCGCTGCGAGCACATTCATTGCCTCGGCGTCCCACATATGATTCGCCCGTGTGGTTGCGGTCCAGCGCAGCCGGGTTTTTTTGGTCCTCTTGTCCACCGTGGCCCGCTTGCGTTCGGAATTGAGATGCTTGATGTACTCGGGCGGCGCGTCCTGCGGAAACTCCCAAACAGGCGAGCCGGTGTTTCGTAAATTGGCGAGGATGTCTTTGATCGGATCCGACGACCAATAAAAGAAAGTCACGAAAATGCGCTTGCCCATCGCATCCCGAGTTGTCGGAGCCAGCACGCGATCAGGAGCGGAGTAATACCGGCGGATGGGTTTTCCGTCCGGGCCTTTAACGGTGAAATGGTCCTCGGCGCGGCCCACCAATGCGGTCCACCCAAACTTTGCGCACACGTCGTAAATGCGCCCGTGAAACGAGTTGCCAGCGTCAAGCAGCGTGCGTTTGTCGGGCACTTTGAGCCTCGTCTGAATTTCGCGGAGCTGGTCAACGGTGAGTATCTTCCCAGCCCACAAAAGCCGACTGTGCCCGTTTTTGAGCCAGACGCGCACGATGCCCCAGTAATGATCCTGTTGACAGTCAACCGTCATTATCCTCGCCGCCTCGTCTGGCATCGGTCGCCCATCCTGCCATTCGTTGACCCAGTACTCGCTCGCTTCCAGTTCGAGCGCGGGCAGTTCCTCTTCCTGTTTCCACGGTTCCGCGAGCCGCTGCATTCGGAAGTCTTTGGTTGGTTGTAGCACTCCCAGATGCCGAGCGTCGGAAGCCTGGCACCATTGGATGACAAGGTCGGCCCATCTGATCCAGTAGACCGATTGAGCCGATACACGGCGGGATCGGTAGCCTTCAACGTGGTCATTGCCCTCTGATCTCCACTCACTCCGCTGAGTCAGCCCCCGGCGGGCTGCGGTAGTGTCAGGAGTGACATGCCCGCAGTGCGGACATTCATGCCGCACGGTCTTTACCAGTGCGCCCCAGTTCCATTCGCCGTTCTCGTTTTTGGCCTCGTCGTATTTGATGTCTACCCAAGCGGGTTTGACCCACTCACTGCAGCCAGGGCAGGAGTGGCACCACTGAAACTCTTCGCCCGAGCGCCACTCCTCGGTTAGCTGGTGCGGCTCTTCAAAGCTCTGGCTGGTCAAAAGCGCGTAGCCGTTCCATCGGTCGTGAAGTCGCTTCTTAAACTGAGTGATGAGGTCGCTATACTGCCAGCACTCGTCCAAAAACAGCACCTGCACGCTCTTTTCCTGCGCGTTGCTAGTGTTGGCACCTCCGAGCATGAGCGGCATGTGTGGAAAGTAGATGCCATCCTTTTTGACGTGGTGCCGGTTGCTCGGCATCAGTCCTCGCAAAGGCTCGCACGCGCCCAGCACCGGCTTCAGTCGCGTCTCCATCCATTCAGCACTGGTCGCATCGGTCTGTGTGATGGAAAGCATCGGCCCAGGCTGCTGCGCAACTGCCCAGCACACTAGCGCCTCCAGTGCGGTGGACTTGCCTGCGCCGGTGCAAGCCTGGACGAAGGTCTGCCGACAGGTAGGATCCGCGAAATCGGCAAACACAGCGTTCCACCACGGCGCGGTTGAGCGGTCGAAATGGGTGGAACGTGAGGAGTGCGGGAACCGCACGTTAGCCTCCATCCAGTCCAATGGGTCGCCGGTGTACGCCAGCCGGACGCCAAGACACGAACCGTCAGCAATCGGGTTCATAAACTGGAGAAGCCCTCCCGAGCATTGCTCTTCAGAAGCTCGATCCGGCTGCGGAGCTTCGGCTGAATCTCGGCTTCGGTGAGCCCGGCTAATTGTCCAGGCAGGTCACCAACTAGCGCGTCCAGTTCCGAGCACCAGACTGCCACCACGCGAGTCGCGGTTTCGCGCATCTCGTCGGCCAGCACCAGCTCGCCTTTTTCACGTTTGATGATGAGATCAAGACGCTCGATCTCTTTGCGGAGCTTGGCAGTCCGGGTTTCTTGAAAGCCTGCGGCCTGTGAAATCACAGCTTCGGCTGTCGGTTTTTCAACCTTCGGCGCAGAAGCGGGAGCGGATTCTGGAGTTGCCGGTTTCGTCGGCGGAATCACCACGCGGCCTGCGGAGTGAACTGCACGCCACTCTTCAATTTTCTCCCACGTCCAGGCTCGATTCAGCCCACGTTTTTCCCAGCCCTGAACGGCCCCACGGGAAACGCCGTACTTTTCCGCGATCTGCTTGTGACTGTATGCCATGCGTATTTTCTGCCTGTATTATAAATAATACAGCCGAAAATACAGCCCAAGATACAGCCAAGTGGCAGTTTTTGCCGTAAGCAGGCCATTTTTTTGCGGTCACCCGGCAAAATTTGCCGATGACGACCGAACG